TGTCAGCCCCTGCACCAATCCGAAGGAATCGATGATGAAGTTGTGGGGTGAGTTCCATGCGTTGCTGTGGACAATCGCTGCTTCTGTCACCACCATTCTCACGTTGTCTGGGGCTATCCAACGGGTCGTGATCTGGCTCACTATTGGGGCATTAGTTCTGCACTTGATCGGCGCACTCACCAAGAAAGAAGATAACTCATGAAGAAGTTCCAAGATGTCGCAGGTCGTATCGTGGCCGTGTTCCTGTCGTCGGCACTCGCAATCGTTGGTGGTTCGGCTGTTATTGCGCCTGAACTACAGATTTGGAAGTCGGCTGTTTTGGCTGGTTTCGCAGCTTGTGCAACCGTTGTACAGAAGCTCGCACAATCATCGCTTGATGGCAACCTAACAATGGATGAAATCAACGACGCATTCGGCGCAAAGAAGAAGTAACTCTATGACCAAGATGCCTTGGCCTGTGGTGCCTATCAAATGGTGCGACCACCTAAAAGGCAAGAAACCTTCTGAGGTGTCGCTGACAATGCTGCGACCTGTCAGTGGTGGTGTTGGGCAGTTGCATCATTGTGCTGCTCGGGCTTGGGAAGCGATGAGGCATGCTGCTAAGGCTGAGGCTGGTATCAATCTGAAATATACCGACACGTATCGAAGTATCGCTACACAGAAGGCTGGGTTCTTGCAACGGTTCCAGGTGGAGCCGATTGAGGGCGCACAGACCCGAACCTATGAGGGCAAGAAGTGGTATCTGAAGAAGGGCATGGCTGTACTTGCGTCACCTGTGGATGATCCTGCGAAGTGTTCACGTCACATGCTTGGTATTGCAGTCGATGTCGCCAACGCATCAGGCAAAGTCTTGGCATGGTTGCTGGAGAATGAGCAACGCTTCGGGTTCAGTCACGAAGTTGTTGACATGCCAGGTGCCGAGCCTTGGCACTTGCGTTGGACTGATTCAACACCGAACCAAGCCGTCCTCGACTACGAGACTGCCAACCCGAAGCCTGCCGCATAATGGATTGGGGCATTGTTGTCGCAGCGTTGGTGACGGCTGTGGGTGGGGTTATGACAACGCTGATGGTGGTGATGCGTAACGAAAACACGCAAGACCATGCAAAGGTTGTGGATGCTTTAGATGTGCTTAGTGGAAATGTGACGAACATTGGTACTAAGTTGGATTCACACATCGACTGGCATCTCAAGGGGACTACCAATGGCGAAACTATTGCAGGAAATAAAGTCGCAAAGCCTAAGAGGAACATCAAAGCTCGATGAGATAGTTGCTCAACTCTCTGCCGAAGATGGCAAAGACCTACGCGAAGCAATGGCAGACCCCACGATCAGACCCATGCAAATCGTGCATGCCCTGAAGAAACGTGGATTCAAAATGTCTCCATCGGTAATCACCCGACATCGAGACAACAATGTCACTCGCTGACGACTTACGCCAAGCAGGCGCACCAGCATGGCCAGTCATACAACCAGGCAAACGGTACACAGTCCCCACCCTCAACCCCAAACCAATCCGACAAGGTGAATACCAGACGGCTGTGATTCTGCCTGACATGCAACTCGGCTACTTCCATCAACACGGAGGGAACCTAGAACCAATCCACGATGAGCAAGCCATCGAGGTTGCTATGCACATCATCAAAGCATCCAAGCCTGCACAGATCGTGCTGGTTGGCGACAACCTTGACCTGTGCGAGTTCGGCAAATATCGGTACACCCCAGCGTTCGCCCGAACGACACAAGCTGCGATAGATCGTGCGACAGAACTGTGCGCACAGCTACGCAAACTCGCACCCCAAGCCACGATCACATGGATCGCAGGCAACCATGAGGAACGGCTCGGCAACTTCATTCTTGACTCAGCCACAGCTGCGTTCGGGCTTCGACGTGGCAACATCCCTAGTGAGTGGCCTGTGATGTCGGTGCCGTATCTGTGCCGTCTTGATGAGTTTGAGGTGGAGTATCTGCCTGGATACCCAACGGGTGCGCATTGGATCAACAACAATCTGAAGGTCATTCATGGCGACAAGGTGGCATCTGGTGGGTCAACAGCGCACAAGTATCTGTCATCCGAGAAGGTGTCAGTCATCTTTGGTCATATTCACCGGCGTGAATGGGCTGAACGAACTAGGGACTATCACGATGGTGCGCAAACAATTATGGCTGCATCACCAGGTTGCTTAGCCCGAACCGACGGAGCTGTGCCAAGCACTAGAGGAGCAACCGACACTGATGGCCGTCCGTTGTATCGATCAGAGGATTGGCAGACAGGTATCGCAGTCATCGACTATGAGCCTGGTGACGGCAAGTTTGTGTATGAGCAGGTTGCTATCAGCAACGGTTGGGCAAGATGGCGTGGTGTTGATTACTTTGCTGGAGGTAAGTGATGAGTAAGCCGATGGTGTTGGTGACGTGGGCTGATGCCCATTCTGGTGTAGCAACTTGGACACCGATTGATTCACTCGACAAGGATGAGATGCTTGTCTATACGTGTGGGTTCCTGTTGGCGACCTGCGATGGGGGTAAGCCTGACCACATCACCATCTACCAGTCACGAACTATGGAAGACGATATTGACCATGTTTTGCACATTCCTGTGGCTATGGTGCGCCATATCGCAATTTGCACCCCTGAAACCCTAATGAAATAGGGGTTTTATAAAGCCAAAACAATGCTTGTAATTGTCTCACAATGCCCCTATGGTTAAGTCATCGGCAGAAACCACCTACCGAGTCTCACAAGGAGGGACATTATGAAAGTAGCAAGCAAAAGAATATGGGTTGACCTTGGAGGTCGTTGTGTATGCGATGACCATCTTGGATTTGAAGGACGATATGTTCTTGCCGAACGACCAACAGCAAAAAGAATCCAAACAGGTATGACCGTTTGGGAGAAAATGACCAAGACAGAAATCCTAGAAATCAGCGTTGAGTTCTGTGATGGTGGAACCATCTGTGAAGAGTGCCGAGGTGGACGATGAACACCACACCAATGACCAAGTGGCGCATCATGGACACTGATGACTTTGAAATAGAAGCAGAACGGCGAGAACTAGAACGCCATTACCTCACGGCTAGGAATGGCATATGGACTGCCATTGATGCACTAAGAAAGATTGAATCAGACTATGGATTTGAATATCCAGAATCAATCAACACCCTGAAAGAACTCGTACAGCAACTAAGGGTAGATCAGCAGATGTGCCTTGAGTTCATTGAATCAATGGGAGAGTGATTACAATGACCAAGTACCCAACCCTCACCATACGCCTGCCACAAGACACCATTGATTGGCTCAAAGTCGAAGCAACCCGATACGACACATCAACAGCAAACATTGTCAAACAGGCATTAGACCTGTACTACAAGACACAATACCCACCCACCGACTAGGGTGGGTATTGGCTCGTTCGCACCCATTGGTCGCAGAACAGCCCCTCACCCTTCCTCCTTGGGGTGAGGTCATATATCCACTCACCTGCGAAGATCGGACAGACCATGAGACGCATCACAGCAACCATTGTCACCACACTCACCCTCGCCATAGGCATCGGAACAGCACACGCAGTCCAAGCCCCCGAACCCACCCACAGCCCTTCCGTCACCCGAACCCAAGTGATACCCAAAGAATCCCAGCCGACGATCAAGTTCCAACATGGTGACATCTCTTGGTTGCCACAACTTGCACAGCAAGCAGGATGGCCTAAAAAAACTTGGCGCAAATTAGGCATGATTGTCCTACGTGAATCAGGGGCATGTCCCTATCGAAAGGGGGGAGACATCGTGAACAAGAACTGTGAAGTGACAGGTCACGATGGCTCAAACCATGCGTCCGATTCTGGTCTGCTTCAAATCAACGGAGTGAATTACAACCTCAGCCGAAACAAATGGGCTGCTGTTTGCTTGGCGAAGATCGCTTGCACCCAAGAACCTCTGCTGGATGCGTTGACCAATCTTCGTGCAGGACTTGTTTTGTACAAGATTGCTGGATGGTCGCCTTGGACGGTACCCGAGGGTGGTTGGTGAGTATCCACCATCATGCAACAGCATTGTTCTACAGTCGAAGATGACCCAAAGGAGGGCGACATAATGGAACCAATGACAGACAGAAATAAGGCAGGCTGGATAATCGCATTCACATTGATTGGATGGATGTTCTTCTTGTTACCAGGTGGAGAAGACATCAACCAGCCAGCACAAGGCGAACCTACACAACGAGCATGGACTATATGGGTGATCATCAACGTGATCCTTCTAATCAAAGTTCACTTGTTGGTTAGTCGTGAGCATCGTGCAGCTAAACGATTCAATCGTGCGATGCAACGGGCAAGAAAACTGCACCCAACATGGCGCAATGACTGAGGTTCATGTAGTTGAAAGTTGGTCTGAAGGCGCACATGTCTTCAGACCAACACAACCACAATGGATGATTCAAGCCAAATGCAAAGGGCAAACAGAACTGTTCTTCAACGAAGGCAACAGCATCTATGTTCGTGCAGCAAAAGTTATTTGTGGCACCTGCCCTGTTCGGCGTGAATGCTTGGCGTTCGCAATGAAGAACGATGACCAAGGCATTTGGGCTGGGACATCAACGAATGAGCGTGAGCGCATCAGGCGTTCTTTACGTAAGAACATTAGGGTGTTGTCATGACATCACCTCAGAAGCGCAAAGGTTCTTCGGCTGAGTTGGCTGTGGCTAAGTGGCTCAACAAACTTGGTTGGACGGGTGCAGAGCGCAGTCGTGCCGGTTGGACAGATGACCGAGGCGACATCGACGGTATGCCTGGGGTTTGCATCGAAGTCAAGAATGAGAAGCGAATTGATCTGCCTGGCTACCTTCGTGAGTTGGCTGTTGAGATGGAGAACGCTAAAGCTTGGACGGGAACTGTCATTGTCAAACGGCGTGGAAGCACCGATGTCAACGACTGGTATGCCGTCATGCCTGCCTCAGTATGGGCGCAACTACTACTTGAATTAGACCAACCAAACAACCCTGTTACACCCTTAGAGCAATATCCTCATCGGCACCGATAACAGGTGCTACAGTCACACTTCCAATAATTCCCAAACAACAAGGAGCCCTGCAATGTCCGATCAATTCTTAACTGAAGAAGCACCCAAGGATCGTTGGGGACGGTACCTCGTCCAGCAACCCGAAGGCAAAGCACGTGGATACACCCGTGTCACAACGATTGCCAAAACACTTGACGACACAGCATCACTTGCTGATTGGAAAGTCCGTATGGCCATCACAGGTTTGGTTCAACGACCAGACCTCCTCGCACAAGCATCAACTGCAATAGATGATCGCACTCGACTGAACAAGATTGCCAACGATTGTGTTGAAGCATCAGGTGGATACAGCCGTGCCAACCTTGGCACTGCGCTTCACGCCATCACCGAGCAGATAGACCTCGGACTCAAGCCTGCGATCCTGCCTGGATTACAAGCCGACATTGATGCCTATGTTGCAGGTATTGCAGCTTACGGAATCAAAATGCACGACGAGTTCATTGAAGTTCTACTCATCAACGACGAGTTGGAATACGCAGGTACAGCAGACCGAATCGTCACCCTGATGGATGGTCGTCTGGTCATCTTCGACTTGAAAACAGGCACAGACTTGTCGTACTCCTACGGCAACATCGCAGTGCAACTCGCCATGTATGCCAACGCTGACTGGATGTACAACTGGAAAACAGGCGAACGCCTGCCGATGCCTGCCATCGACAAGACCGTTGGCATCATCTGCCACCTACCAGCAGGCGACGCAACAGTTGCCTTCCACGAAGTCAACTTGGTAGCAGGATGGGAAGCAGCCAAACAATCTTTCGCAACCCGTGAATGGCGCAAACGCAAAGACCTATTTAAGCCGTACACATTCTCAGACAAACCGAGAACACCAACCCCACCCAAAGCCGTACCAACCAAAGTTGTTGAAACAACCAAGTCGTTGACAGCCCGTGCAGGATGGATGAAAGCACGAATCCAAGCCCTCACAGTTCCGGCACAGAAGATGCTGGTGTTGTCATGGCCACAAGGAGTGCCACACTTTGACCAATGCACCAACGAACACTTTGATGCGTTGATCCGAGTCATCGAGTTGGTTGAGGCTGAACATTCGGCACCGTTCTTTGAACCCGATCCAACAACCCCGAAGCCGAAGAAACGCAACATCGCAGGCTTCGACAACCCGAAGGATGCGTACCCAGGATGACCGACCCAATCGAAGGTCGTGCCTACGATGTCACCAACGAAGACATCCAAGCGATCAACTACATCAAGACACAAATCCAGTCGCTTGATCATGAACGACGCAACGAATACGCAACCTTGCTAATTGATGCCCAGTCAGCCAAACGGAACATCAATTTGAGTGCAAACAAATCTCACAGACGATTCGAGATTGCAAGAGGCATCCTGCTTCTTATGCAAGACGGACAGTTTGACAGAGACTTGGTGAAGGGCATCTGCTCCCACATCACCAAGCAGGAATACCTAAAGGCAGGCGAAGCACTAGGTCATCTGAACGCCCAACAGGCTGAGCAGTTCGCTCAAATCTGTTACGGCATCACAGCTGACCAAGTGACAATCCAATACATCCCAGAACAGAACACATTCCGTGTTCAGGAGGTTAGGCAATGACAGACATATTCCTACAAGACGGAGGATCAAAGTATCCTGCGCTCAAGTTCGAGACACCAGGCGACACCCACACGGGCAAAGTGCTTGAGGTTAAGAAGTTGGAAGATCGTGACCCACAAGGCAACACGAAAACTTGGGACAACGGAGACGTGCGATACGTGTTCGTGTTCACGATCAACACCGGCACCGAAATTGGCAACCTTTGGGCTAGAGGCGCAATGGTCAAAACAATCCGTGAAGCAGCCACAGCTGCTGGCGTGACAGCAATGGTTGGCACCAACCTCACCGTCAAATACACAGGTGATGGTGAGAAAAAAACGAAAGGATTTAATGCACCAAAGTTGTACAAGGCCAAAGTTGAGCCAGGTACAACCGATGAATCAGCAGCGATGTGGTAACCCACAGTCGATGACAACAGATTTGCTGGGTGGGGAGTCGTTCCCCCGAACCGTTGAACCCCACCCAGCAATTCAGTACCACCAGGAGCAATATGACAAAGCAAGATTTAGCAAACGCAATTCAATTCTTGGAGAAGATGGTCATCGGGGTCGCAGACCAAGATCGATTCTTCGCCACATTAGAAGCACTCAAAACCGAACTAGCCAAAAGGAGCAAACCAAAATGACACCAGACACCGTGAACCTGATAGCCGAACTAGAACAACGAGTTTCCGAACTCTCAGCTGCACTAGAACTCGTCACCGAAGACCGAGACAACCTACGAGACGCAGGCAACAGCCTCATGACCGAACTAGAAGCATGTCGAACCACACTCGTCCAAGCCCACTCAGACATCTCACGCCTCCGTGTCTACCTAGCCCAAGGCGCAGAACTGTAATGGGAATGTCCGACTACGACCTGCACATCAAAGGTCAGGACTTCCGTATTGCAGAGCTGATCAGCGAAACAGCATTAGAGCAGTTGGCTGCACGTAAAGCCCAGATCGAGATAGCAGAACTCTGTGTTGAAGTAGCAAAACTCAACTCCCACATCCAAACCCTAGAAACCACACTGGCAGCAATGTCAGGTGAACTACACGCACTACGAATGGACACACAATGACACAGTTCAATGTTGGTGACAAAGTAATCTTGGACGACCAATCAGGAGTCATCGAATCAGTACTCGTCGGTGCCGAAGGCACACTCTACGATGTGCGCTACACAGCCATGAACATCATGATCGCCACCGATGTCCCAGAAGAAGACATCCAACCTTGGCAAGCAGACGAACAATGATCATCCAAGTACGCTGCAACGCTTGCAAAGGCGTAGTCAAACTAGACACCCAACGCACCACAGGATGCTTGTGCGACTCTGACGCACCCACCTGGGTTGGGTTAGGTAGAGACGGCAGACTCATCCACTACTCACAAGTTGACCTCACCATCATTGAGGGAACCGAATGATCCATTGCGTTCAATTCTCGACTGGTATTGGCTCAGCAGAAGTCGCAGTCCGAGTCCAAGAGATAGCCAAAGACGAAGACAGACTCGTCCTACTCACAGCAGACACAATGGTCGAAGACGAAGACAACTGGCGATTCGCCAAAGAAGTAGTTAACTACCTATCGCCACGCTGGGAATGGATAATCATTCGGGACGGACGCACACCAATGCAAGTTGGACGTGATCGCAAAGTCGTACCATCAGACCGAATGGCAGTGTGCAGCCAAATCCTCAAACGAGACGCACTCAACAAATGGATCAAACACAACTGCGACCCAGCAGACTCAATCATCTACCTAGGATTTGATTGGACAGAACCTCACCGGCATCATCGTGCAGAACCACTGTGGCTCCCATACAAAATTGATTCGCCACTAATGCGTGAACCATACACAGAGAAACCTGCACTGCTAGACAAATATCGTGCAATGGGCATCACCCCCCCCGTTTATACTCAGTCGGATTCAGCCATGCCAACTGTGGTGGTGCCTGTGTTCGAGGTGGTCAAGCTGCATGGAAGATGTTGCTGGACTGGAACCGACCAAGGTTCATTGAATGGGAATCCGAAGAGGAGAAGAGCAGACAACTGCTATCCAAAGATGTCGCCATGCTGAAAGAAACCATCCAAGGGAAGGTGTACCCATTGACATTGCGACGATTTAGAGAACGACTAGAAGATCAGCCGACCATGTTTGACAAGAACGACTGGGGTAGCTGTGGATGCTTCATGGAGGATGAACAACAATGATGATTGAAGACCCTGTTGCAGAGTTCATTGAAGCAGCAGCAGACGGACTCTGCACGGCCTATGTCGTCGTGGCAACTGTCGAGCGAATTGATGGTTCTCAGTCGTTTTGGATAACAACCCTGAACAGGCAGACCTCATCTACTACGCTCGGACTACTCGTATCAGCCACCTCAGCTGAACAGTATCGGATAGCAAAATCGTTAACAGAAGGAATGTAACCCAAGCCCTAAGGAGGCATGAATGGCAACACAACCCAAACAGCACAGATACCCAGCAGTCAACTTGCTGAACACATTCACACCAGGCACCAACGATCAGCAGATAGGTGACATGCTTGGCATCAGCCGATCATGTGTTGTCAGATGGCGCACTGTAGGCAAAACACTCTACGAATATCAAGCAGACATGTATGCAATCCGACTTGGATTCCATCCAGCAGAGATATGGCACAACTGGCTTGATGACGCAATGAGCATCGCATGAAAGTTCTCAGTCTCTTCAGTGGTGTCGGTGGATTTGATATGGGTTTAGAGAACGCAGGTATGGAAACAGTGTTCCAATGCGAATGGGACAAACATGCCAACACAATTCTGCACAAGCATTGGCCAGATGTCCCCAAATGGAATGATGTATCAACGCTGACAGGCAAACACATTCTCGCTCACGCACCTGTCATTGATGTTGTTGCATGGGGTTCACCATGTCAAGACCTCTCTGGAGCAAACACAAACCGAACTGGTTTAGAAGGCAAACGATCAGGATTATTTTACGAAGGAATCAGAATCATCAAAGAATTACAGGAGGAAAGCAATGGACAATATCCAAGAATCTCTATTTGGGAGAACGTCGTCGGCGCACTCAGTTCCAACCGAGGTGCTGACTTCGGGGTCATCCTCGACGAAATGGCTGAAGCAGGGGCGTTGGCAATCGAATGGAGTGTGTTGGACGCACAATACTTCGGAGTTCCCCAACGACGAAGGCGTGTGTTCGTCATCGCTATCTTCGATCCTGTCCTCGCCAGCCGAAGTTCCAACCCGTTACTACCTGTCAGCAAAAGCTTGCCAGGGGATATTGCGAAGGGCAAACAGGCGAGGCAAAAAACTTCCAGATCGACTACAAAAAGCACTCGAACAAGCAACGCAATCATCGGCTCCGACATCGTAGGTTCGCTAAATACTTCTGATGCAAAAATGATTAGCAGCCAATATGTAAATGAAAACAAATGTGTCGTTGAACCGTTCGTGAAGTCAAGCCGTGCGCAAACATCTGAGGATTCTGAAACATGGATACCAGGTGAAGTCAACCCAACACTCAACTCGTTTGATGTTGGTGACACCCGTGCCACAACAGCAATCATTCAGCCTGTGTTGTTTGAGAACTCGTATCGTGACGGTGCAAGGATTGCAAACGATGGTGTGACACAGACACTCACATCCAAAATGGGTACAGGTGGAGGCAACACACCGATGATTGCCCAATCAGTTGCCTATTCGATACGTGAGGATGCTAAAGCAAACAACTTCTCAGCAACAGAACTAGACCATGCCAACTCGTTGTCTGCGTTGCGTCCTTCGCCACAGTCTCATCATGCTCAAATGTTTATTGCTGAGCCGACGATGGCTGTGCGAAGGCTGACCCCATTGGAATGTGAACGGTTGATGGGTTGGCCTGATGACCACACTCGATACAAAGCTGACGGCACCGAGCAAGCCGACACCCACCGATACAAACAATGTGGCAACGGTGTTGCCTCACCAGTAGCACAATGGATAGCCAAACACATTCTCAACATCTAACTGAAAGCAACCCTGCGCAATGACAACACTAGATACAGCACTTGCCTATACACGATTAGGTATCAGAGTGGTACCAATCAAACCTGGACACAAATACCCTGGGATCGACAACTGGCAGAACCTTGCCACCGATGACACCGATGTGGTCACATCATGGTGGTCTGGTGACTACAAGAGCTACGGAATCGGTATCGCTACAGGTCGCACCAAACACGGACAGATATTCGTGGTCGATGTGGATGACCGTGACGAGTACCGAGGCTCAGACACACTGCATGACTTGGAGCAACGGTATGGGGCGTTACCTGAAACGGTTACGGCAATCACCGGCACAGGAGGACAACACCTGTACTTCTACTCACCTGTAGAGGTGAGGAATGATGCTGGGTCACGGCTTGGTGTGGGGTTAGATATTCGGGGTGAGGGTGGGCAGGTGTTAGCTGCACCAACAACACATCCGAACGGCAAACAGTACGAATGGGTTGATGGCTGGTCGCCTATGGAGAAACGGCCTGCTAACGCACCAAAATGGCTCCTAACGCTCCTCACGACCCAACCTGCCATGATCAAGCCCCAAGGCACCACCGACCTGTTCCTAGCTGACCCGACCACCCCATCAGCTCGATACTGTGCGCAAACCACATGGGAGCAGCTCTTGATCCCTGACGGTTGGACATTGGCAAAGACTGACCGGCATGGTGAACAGCATTGGACTCGACCAGGTAAAGACACCCGTGACGGCATCAGTGCCACCATCGGTCACAACGGCAACGACGCACTCATCGTGTTCACATCCACCATCCCTTGGCTCCCCGAAGGTGGATACAACAGGTTCGGTTACATGGCTGCACGTGATCACAACGGAGACTGGAAACAAGCAGCCAAACAATACCTAGCCCACAACACCACCCCAGCCGACACCACCATCATCACCCCCGACGAGATGCTCGACATGCTGGTCGATTGGAAAACCTTCTGGAACCAAGACCATATCGTTGAAGACTGGATCGCCAAACCACTCATCGCACGGGCAAGACAAACAGCACTATTCGCAGGAGCCAAAACAGGCAAGAGTTGGCTCACCCTCAACGTCGTCGCAGCCTTAGCCACAGGCAAACCAATCCTCGGACACCCACCCCAAACCCAAGTCCACTGCCTCTACCTCGACTACGAAATGGTTGAAGCCGACCTCTACGAACGCCTAGAACAATTCGGCTACACAGAAGAAGACGACCTCTCCCACCTTCACTACGCACTCATCCCCAGCCTTCCACCACTCAACACAGCAGAAGGAGCGTCAGCCCTCATGCGCCTCTGCGAGCTGACCAAAGCCGAGGTGGTAGTGATAGACACCACAGGACGAGCCATTGAAGGTGAAGAGAACTCTGCTGACTCATACCGTGAGTTCGCCAGGACAACAGGACTTGGCCTCAAACGTGCCGGTATCGCCTGTGTACGCACAGACCACGCAGGCAAAGACGGAGGCAAGAAACACGGCCAACGAGGCTCCAGTGCCAAGAACGACGACGTGGACATCGTGTACCGCCTCGACAAGACAGATGACGGACTGATGCTCGTAAGAACCCACACACGGATCAGCTGGGTACCAGAGAAGATCGACCTCATCGTTGAAGACATAGACGACATCACCACCATCCGACAACGCACCAGAGCAACCAAGGGATGGACAGCCCAAGAGATAGCCCTCGCTAAACACCTCGACACATTAGGCATCCCAAAGAACGCTGGAGTCAACGAAGCACAACGCATCGCCAAAGAACTCGGAGCCAAACTCGGACGCAAATCTGTACTCAGCCGTGCCATCCAATGTCGCCAACTACCCACCTCAGACCCCCTAGAAACGGGAACCACCCTCGGGAACCACCCTCTAGACCCTATGGTGGCTATGGGAACCACACACCGTACCGATAGGTACGGGGTGGTACCAGCCCGATCCGACACACAACAAACCATTACCGTCTTTGATCTAGACAACAACTACTAGCACCCACCCCCAGCCCATGCCACCCATCACCCGACCCTGCCTATCCTGTCGCCAACTCACAACCCAACCAACTCGTTGTGATCTATGCGAAGCCAAGTACCAATCAAAACGCAACAAGGTACGCACCCACTACCAAGGCGACTACAAGCAACGTGCTGCATTCGTCAGAGCGAACGCAACCATCTGTCACATCTGTCTCGAAGGTGATCGCGGATCGCTCGACCCTTGGACTGCTGATCACATCTATCCAGGCGAAGCCGACTCCCTCCTGCTCGCAGCACATCGCTCATGCAACTCAAGCCGAGGCGACGCGACGTGACCCCCCACCGGCATCATCGGGGGGTGGGTCGCAACTGCCAGCCTTGGGGGTGCAAAGTACCCCTGCCGTGCGCAAGATGCGCACTCGCGAAACTAGGGTGTTAGTCATGATCCAAAATGACCTGCAGAATCTTGCCCACCCAATCACCGAACTCCAGCTCTTGCCTGGCAACCCAAGACGTGGAGACATCGACGCTGTGAAGCGCAGCCTTGAAGCATTCGGGCAACGTAAGCCGATTGTGGTGCGCCGGTCAGACAGTGTTGTCATCGCAGGCAACCACACGTTGCAAGCTGCGCAGGCTTTGGGCTGGGATGAGATTGCTGTCGTCTGGGTTGATGATGATGAGGTCACGTCAAAAGCGTTTGCGTTGGCCGACAATCGCACAGCCGAGTTGGGAGACTACGACGAGGAAGCACTAGCTGATCTGATCAACGATGTTGGTTCATTGAACCCTGGCCTACTGGAGTCATCGGGTTGGGATGACAAGGCTGTGAAGGAATTATTGGATCGTGTCGAGCAGATTGAGTTACCAACCGATGTTGACGAGGTGCCAGAGGATGTTCCTGCCGTATCCAAGTTGGGTGACGTGTGGTTGTTAGGCAATCATAGAGTCATGTGTGGCGACAGTCTTGTTGTCGCCAATCTTGATCTACTGATGAACGGCAAGAAGGCTGGATGTGTTCTTACTGATCCACCGTATGGCATAGACCTAAATACGGATTACTCACAAAGCGAAACAAACAAAGGCAAGAAATATAAAAAAGTTTTGAATGATGATAAGCCATTTGATGCTTCAATGATCTACAACTACTTTGATGCAGTGGCTGAACAGTATTGGTGGGGAGCAGATTATTACAGGAGGACAATCGCTGATTCTGAACTAACAGGTTCATGGCTTGTGTGGGATAAGAGAGTTGACGAACATTTGGATTCGGTGATCGGTTCAGCGTTTGAACTGTGCTGGTCACGCACAAGACATCAACGCAAGATACTTCGCTACCAGTGGACTAACTACACATCGCATGAAAATGCTGGACACAAAAGAGCGCATCCAACCGAGAAACCAGTTGCAATGTTGATTCAAATAATTGATGACTATGCCCCAAAGAGTTGTGTTGTTGTTGACTTGTTCGGTGGCTCAGGAAGCACGATGATTGCAGCCGAAGAAACAAAACGTTTTGCTTATCTGATGGAACTTGATCCACAGTATGTCGATGTGATCTGCGCTAGATACCAGAAGCAAACTGGTGTGTTACCAGTGTTGGAATCATCTGGGAAGGTTCACGACTTCCTCAATGCCTAAACCTGTTGGTCGTCCACCTAAGCCTGTGGAGCAGAAGCGTCGTGCCGGTAATCCTGGTCATCGTCCGTTGCCCGATGTTGTTATTCCTATCCCCACGTCAGCTACTGCTCCTGAACCTCATCGTCCGTTGGGTACGGCAGGTCGCCAGTTTTGGGAGCGTGTTTGGAATGTTGGGTTCACTTGGATCAGCCCTCAGATGGATGTTGAGTTGTTGCAGATTGTGTCTGAGCAGATTGATGAACGGGCTGCTCTGCGTGTGAAGGTTTTGCGTGAGGGTGATTGGCGTGATCGCACTGCGCTTCGTGCGTTGGATTCTCAGGTGCTAGATTGTTTATCCCTGCTGGGTTTCACTCCTGTTGATCGCGCTCGGTTGGGCTTCGTGGAGGTGAAGATTCAAAATGAACTTGAACAATTCCGTGACCGTAAAGCAAACAGGTTTGCCAACATGGTCAACTCCGAGGTTGCATCCGACTTCTGACGGCGATCTAGTCACCGACTTTGCTGAGACATTCTTGCATGTCAGCAAGGGTGTGTTGGCTGGGGAGGCGTTGAGGTTGACCGACTGGCAGTGTGGTCTGTTGGATTCTTTGTATGAGCGTAGGGCTGATGGTCTCCTTCGATACCGTAGGAGCTTGATTGGTTTG